AAATGTTCGTAAGAGTATTTTGAAGGTTTTTGTTAACAACGAAAAAGAGAAACCAATCGATGTCGTCAGTCTTAGAATTGACACTGATTATATTAATGCCGCTAAGATTTCATCTAAACTAAAAAACGGAATCTTGCAGATTAAATTACCAAAATCTGAAAATTCAAAAACAGTCCAAATTTCAGTAGAATAAACTACAAAGCCTCCGATTGAAAAAGTCGGGGGCTTTTTTATAATTTGTTATGCCATTATACTTATACGAAAATAAAGAAACAGAAGAGGTTGTAGAGGTCCTTCAGGGTATGAATGATGCCCACGAGTACCACGGTGAGGATGGATCAGAGAAAGGTCTCTGGAGACGTGTTTATGTCAATCCCTCGCTATCTTTTGACACGAAGATGGACGCCTTCGACTCTAAATCTTTTGTTGCTTCAACTATCAATAAAAATGACACATATGGAGACCTACAAAACAGAGCCGCAGAAGCATCAGAAATTAGAGCGCAAAAAAACGGGGGAGTAGACCCAGTTAAAGAAAAATATTACGACAATTACAAGAAAAAGACAAACGGCAAACTACACCCAAATGAGCAAAAAGAAAAGTTTCAAAAAGCGATAAAAAATGCAGAGAAAAAGGGGCTAAAGGTAGATCTTTAACCTTGCTCTAACAAAACGAAATTACCATCACTCAGCAACAAGTGGCTTGAGTTTTCTAGCAACAACGAACCAGAAATACTAGGAAGTTGAACTTCGCATTTATTAATATCAAAATTAAAGGATAACTCGGAATTTAGTTCTTGGCTAATCGACAAAGAATTATCTTGAGATTGAAACCTTGCTTCATTAAGCTGTATATTAAATGCTTGTTTGCCGTAGTTTTGCCCACTTATATTTAAAGTATAAGACTCTTCTGAATTTAAAAAATCTTTTAAATTTGCACGTACGCCACTAATTTCAAAGCTAGACGCTCGATTTGCAAAATTGAAAGTACCTACGATCGGGAATAAAGCTTTTCTTGCTACGGGATATTTTTTACCAAGACTGTAAACAGATTTTCTGTTTATTGGTAAATTTAAATCAAAGCTTTGTATAGAGTCAGATTGAATTAGAAATCCCCCAGAAGAGCTGCTTCCGCTAATACTTACGTGAGTAGAATAGCTGGGTATTATTTGCTGGCTTGAATTAGAATAGTAGTGGTCAACTCCAAAAAGATTAACTTGTTTATCTTGGATTTGCTGTCCAGTTAAGTCTATTGACGGAGCATGTCCTGTAAAAATATCAGTCGATGGAGCATTTTGCAATCTTTGGGCCTGTAAATTACTACCAACAAAAGAATATGTTGAATCAATAAATCCATTTATAGATTGAGACATTGATACATCAGTTAAGAAACAATTACCAAATGCAATGGTATCTGAATCGCCTAGATTTTCCCCAGAAACATCTAAACCTCTTTCACTACCTATCGTTGCATAAAAATTTCTATCGATATTTAAATCATCTCTAACAGAAGACCCGTTAAAAAGGCTAGACAACAAACCACCAAAGCTTTCAAGGGTATTTATAGATACCAGGACGTCTGGCGCGTTTCTATTTGACTGGTCTATTAAGTCCTTGGATCCCAGGGCTCCTACATTTGTTCTGGGTATATCTATTCCAAAACTGACACCTTGAACAAGAGGCAGAAACGATACGTTATTAAAACTATTCGACGTATTTGAATGCGCTGGTGAGTCACTCTGGAAAAGAGCGATATTCTCATAAGTGATTATTTTTCTGTCTGGGTTTATTGCCATTAAAATTCTGGTGTTATTGGATCCACAATCTCAACAAAAGTAGCCTCGATTGTGTTTGAGTTTTTATAATTAAAAGTGTGTCGCCATCTCGGGCAATAAAATACTCTATTTTCATTAATTAATCCACCATTATAGTAATAAACAAAGTGTCTATATCCAAGATGGCTTTCCAAAAAATGCAAAATAGAGTAAGTTTCTTTTTCGCTTCTATTGCTAAATGTGAGCGACAATTGGTCTAATCGGTTCTGATTCCGCGACACGTTTAATTGTTGATTAAATGATCTTGTAAAAACATTAACCCTTTGTTGATGCGTAATGGGTATGGAGGCTTGCTGGTCTGGATCCCAAAAAAACGTCCTTGTAGAATCTTCGGCGACGCCAGTGTAAGTGCTTAAGCCAGAAACTGCCGATTCACTAATTGACCCATTCCTGGAGCCAGTTAAATAAAAATAATTATCAAAAACATTGCTGTTAGCCGATCCAGTTGTCCCAGTAACCACGTCAAATTTATCGAAAGTCAAACTAGATGTAGGTAAAGTTCTATCTGCAACAAAACCCATCCCATTTTGCATAACTGGAGAAACCCTATTGTTAAACAGCCTCATGTTTATCTCGCAAACATCCTTAGAAATATGTTTAATATTGTAACCTTCAACCTGAGATCCGCTAAAGTTTTCATAATACCCTGTATCTATATTTATTTGCACTCCATTTTTAGATTCTCCAAAATTAATGCAATCCTCCGTACCAGAAAAAGCAATCTCTCCAGTAATATATCCAGTGGTAGAATTTTCGATTCGTCTTAAAATGCTTTTCATTTGTTCTCTATCTCCTTGAAAGGAGAACTCCATATTGGCTTTTATAGAGTTGATACCATTAGCCATAATAAATTGATTATAACTAGACCCACGCCAAGAAGAGTTAGAGGCTTCAAACTCAATAGAAGACCCATAAATAGGCGACCCCGTGAACCCAAATACACTTCCGCTTGTGATCGAATCGCGGTTGTAATTAAATTTTTCGATAAAACTCATTTATTTTCTCCTAGTAAACAGAGACCCAGATACGCGCTTTTCTTCATTAATAACGCCTACAACTACGTCTTTAATTCGTCTAGCAAATTCTTTTGTTTGCGTTGGGTCTGCTCCGCCGTTTGAATTTTCGTCAACAGACGCATCTCCTTTTTCCATGTTTATTGTTATATTGACTTCTCCAACACCAGACGAAGAATTACTAGAATCGGACGCTACATTTCCAGCAGGTCCGCCATTCGAGTATCGCATCATGTTTATATCGTCCAAGTTTTCTCTACCAATCCTAGAAGCCGCCGCAGAAGATAATACATATTCTCCACCCATCAGCAAAGCGTTTGATCCACTTGATACACTTCCTCCACCTGCGAACGCTCTGTAGTCTCCAAACCCGTTTCCGCTTCCAGTCATCGAAGCGTCGTAAGTTTGCCCACCGCCAAGATTAACAAAAGTGTTAGACTGATTTGATCCGACATTGTAACCTAGAGCATTAGAGGAATACTGGTTGGCCGCAGCCTCGAACCCAGGGGAAGAAAAGTTTCCACCTGGTTTGTTGAAAAGACTACCAAGTCCTCCAGTTAAAGCCCCAATACCAAGGTTCGTAAAAGCCCCCGTAATGCCGCTTTTGAGCATGTTGCTACGAGCTTTTTTAGCTTGCTTTACTCTTTCTTCTTCTTCTAGTCTCGCCAAATATAAATTATAAGCTTTCTCCTGAGCTTCCCTTAACGATCTCCTAGCTGGACTATCTCTGAACCTACCAAATGTCGTAAGCCTCGAGCTTTGAACTTCTAGGTCTATAGATGCTGCCGATCCACCAGACCTTATAAAGTCTGTTGCTCCAGATGTGCTTTGTTGTAGGGCGAATTTTAGTAAATTATCTTTACCTTTAATCTGCCCTTGTCCTCGGGTGCCTGGTACGAAGAAGCCCCCCTCCTGCATCCCGTTTACTGAACTTGAATTCAATTGATCCAAAAAACCTTTTCCATATTTTTGTACTGCGGATTTCTTAATAACATACTCTCCACCAGTCAAAACTGCTGGCACGTCATCGCGGACACCTGAGCCTCCTGGAACAATACCTCCAGAATTAAATCCAAAAAAGCTGCCAATATCTTTAAAGAAGCCGCCGCCGCCTTTGTTACCGCCCCCAGTAAACATACCGCTGATGCCTTGTAGTAGTCCACCTCCTTTTGCACCCTTACCGCCTTTGTTGCCCTGACCGTCTTTGTCACCGCCTCCAGTAATCATATCACTGAGGCCTTCTAGTAGTCCACCTCCTTTTGTGCCCTCACCAAACAAAGCGCTTGTAGTCTGCTTTGCTAGTCTTTGATTCATTTGATTTTGTAGCTCTTGACCAAAGCTTAAGGCTATACTTAAAAGAGCATCACCAACGGTATCGTGAGCGCCATTTGCCAGATTATTAAACGTTTGAGATAATGATTGCTCCAAATTGGTAGCTAAAATATTTGGTAAATTCTCCGCTTGATCTATTAAATCTTGTTGCGCGTCCTTTGAATATTTAGCTAAACCCTTGTTGGCTTTTGCCGTCTCTATGGCTTGTTGTTTTCTAATTTCTAAAATTTGCTTGTCTTTTGTTAGGGCTTCTTCAAGCTGCGTATTTTGAAGTTCAGCTAATTGAACCAACTCTTCAAGATTATCTACTGATACACCTTGTATAGATCCGATAGCTTTTTGGATTTCTTCAATAGATCCATACTCGCTAACCTGGGCTAAAATAGTATCTAATTTTTCTTTTTCTATGTCTTTCAGGCTTTCTTGAAGTTTTGCTTGTTCTATCAAAGATGTCCTTATCTTAAGTCTTTCTGACTTGGCTGAGGTTTCTAGATTATCTGATTCAGAGGCAAAAGCAGAGCCTGCTCTTTCAACGCTGCCCATTGGCGTTCTTTGAAGTTGTTCTCTTCTGGCGGCTGTTTGTGCGGCAGATATATCTATTTGATTTTGTCTTCTTGATGCGGCTAAAGCTATCGCCGTAGCGGCATCTCTACCGCTGACTCTTTCTATGTCATCTTCTACTTCTACTGCTTCCGCTTTGGCCGCTTTTTGGGCGCGCAAAAACATATCAATTATTGCAATTCTAGTGCTTTGCGCTGCGGTATTTATATTATCTTCAACGTTAACGCCCGCAATTACTGCCGCTTTAATCTTGGCATCTAAATCTTTAACTATTTCAGCTTGGCTTTCTATGTATGCTTGTGCATTTTCGTCCGATATCCCTGGTATTACTTTTTGTATTTCCTCGGCAGAACCTGCGAATAAGTTTCCTAGTGCTTCTTGAACTGGTTTTAACTGTTCTTTTGTGAGGGTTCCTGTTGGTCGAAAAGTCGAAGTTGATACACCCGCATAATTCGCTGATGTGATAACTGTCTGCTCAGGCCCTTTTAACTGTTGACCAGCTCTCAAACCAGATACTCCAGAAAAAGCTAGAACTGATTCGCTTAGTTCCTCAGCTTTTACACCTAAAGATCTAGCCTTAGCTTCTTTTCGAAGCTGCTCTATCGCTACGTTAACTGAACCGCCTACTCCTAGTCCCGATGTTCTTTGCGCAAACTCTTCGGCAGATGATGCAAATTTCTTACTAGATTCGCTTGCTGCAAGTCCCAAAGCAACTAATCCATCTTTAGCGTAGCCCAAAACTCCCTTGCCTGTAAATGACTTAAGAGCGATATCTACCGCCGTGAAACCTAAAGCGACTGGCCCCGCCAAACCCTTAAGTAGACCGAAAACTCTCGTTAAACCCTTTGTACTTTTTGCTAACCCCACAAGGCCCTTTAGTCCTCCTCCACCTTTACCGAAAGCGCCTAAAGGGCTAGCGCCAACCGTCGACAGAACTAGCATTGTGTTTATCGCCCCGCTCAACGAGTTTCCAAATTCTTGCATCTTGCCGCCCTGTTCAGCGAAGCTGTTGGTTATTGCGCTCACACCTAGCTGTAAGGCAAAAATCTTTCCGATTGAAGCGTCCAAAGCGCTAGAGGTTGCACCCGCAGACTTACCGAGATTATTGATTTCGTCCTTCGCAGCCTTTCCCCCAAAACCAGCGGCAATTTGTTTGTCCGACATATTCGAAGCCCTAGCTTCTTTTAGCGAAGAAAATGCAGTAAAGTTTGGTATTGCTCCAGTTGGCTCATCTCTTGTATTAGTTACAGCAAGACCCATTGGGTTTTGGGCGTTACGAAGTTTTCCGCTTTGATTAATTCTAATTTGATTAATTGGTAGGCCAGCGGCTTTTTCTCTTTCAATAGCATCGTCAAGAGGCGACATGGCGAAATTTGGAATATAACCACCCGAAGCCATTTTCTTTTCTGTAGCTATTTTTTTAGCAAAACTAGCAATGTTATCTATAGAAGTGCTTACTTTAAATTCTCCTTTAGATCTGCCGCCTGCTGACCCAAAAAGTGCTTCTAATTTTTTCTTAGCTTCTTGGCTAGGATTTCTTATATCAAAATCTCCCCCACCCTTTTTAACAGCGGCATCATCTATTCCCAACGCTTCTGAGGTAGCTATTTCAAAAGCCGAACCTACCGAAGATCTTAATGCGCCAAACGCACCCTTTGTACCTCCAGAAGAAAATTTAGTCCTTAAATTACCTCCGCTTACCACTCTACCACCAACAGCCTTGGTTAATATGTTCGCATATTTTTGAGATTCTTTTACTAAAGAATTGGTTATATTTTCTTCAAGAAATTCATCTTGAGGGTCTCCAGCAGCAGCAACCCCTCCTGGTATTCTTGGGCCAAATGCCGAAAAATTAGAAAGAGAAAACGGAAAACTTTTTTTTCCTTTTTTAAAACTTCCAGTTTTTGATAGTCCTCCCTTTTGTGAAAAATTAAACTGGGGAACTAAATAAGAATACGCAGAAGCGTCTAAATTTAATGGTTTTACTTTAGCCTTTTGCTTAGAAGCTAGTGCAGCATCATATTCCTTTCGGGCCTTGCCTTTTAATTTTGATGGATCTATCCTCTCAAGCTCAGAAAGATTGTTAGTTCTATATCTATTATTTGCAGGAAGACCAGCTCCAACCCTAGTTCTAACAAAATTTGGTATATATCCACCAGCTGCATTTATTTTTCTAGCGCCAGCAGGAAGACCCATAGCCTTAACCATATTTTGATTAAATATAGCATCTCCACCTCCAGCATAATTAGGAACAAAATACTCGCTTGTATTTGCTACCATTGTTCCTCGCTTACCGCCACCAAAAGCAAAGTTTGGAATCGAGACTACCTTAGAGCTTGCGGGCGCTCCACCAACTCCTCTAGATACATCACGAGCTTCAGCTGCTACATAACCACTAGCACCTCTTCCAGTTTTTCCTACGCCGCCTTCACCGCCCCTAAACCCTCTACCAAAAAGACCAGGAGAAACAGTTGCCGCAGCTTTTTGAACTCTAGCTAAAGCTGCCGCTTGTTGGTTATAAATTTTTAAAAGTAATTGTTCTTGAGCAACCTTGTTACCCTCTAGCTTTAAAATTTCTCTTTGTATATCTTCGTTCTGCAGTAATGTTTGCAAGACGGATTGCTGCAGGGCATTTTGCTGCATAGCTGCTTTGTTGATTCCTAAAATTTGTTTTAAAGAACTGGCTCCAAATTTAGCTAAATCCAAAAACAACTTAACAAATATAGCGCCGATCAAGGCTAGACCAGGGCCAGTCAAAACACTACCTATTCCCTTAACGAGTCCTTGCGCAAATTTTGCCCCTATGCTGTCTCCTTGCAAAATATCAGTTATGCCGCTAACTATTGTTGAAAAAGTTTTTAGAATATCTGCTGCCGCGTCTGTAAAACCTATTTCCCCCAAAACAGAAGCTAATTTTTGGCCGCCAACGGTCAGGTTATTAATTAAAGCTTCTAGGGTTTGATTCAATTTTTCATTTTTGGCATCTAGAGCTCCAGCGGCACCCGCAGATACCTGTAGTGCTTTGGCAAATTGACTTTGTCCAGAATTTAAATCTTCAACCAAGCTAATTAAAATATCACGCTGACGAACACCAGCGACTTTTTGAATAATTTCTCCAGCCTTAAGACTTTGTAGTCCAAGTTTGTCTAGTTCAGCGGCAAGCTCCGTAAAGAGAGGTATCGCCGATCTTACATTTCCTTGGGCGTCCAAAACTTCAATACCCAACTGCTCAAGAGTATCTAAGGTATCAGTCCTACTTAGTCTGGCAAAAATAGTTTTAAAGGCGTTACCAATAACAGCACCACCACGCTGAGTTCTTTCCTGAACAGTTGTAACAACACCCAATAACTCATCAAAAGAGACTCCAGCGACTCGAGCAGAAGCCGAAGCTCTCTCAAGGCCGTTAATCAAATCCTCAGTCGATACAGCAAATTTCGTATCAACTTCCGCTAGTTTATCTGCAATTTGAGCCACAGTTAATCCAGCCCCCTCAAAACCCTTAATAGCTGCAGTCAAACCCGAAACAGCTTTTTCTGAATCAATTCCAGCAACGCGAACAAGCTTCAAAGAAGTGGAAACTCTATTTAGAGACTCCTCAACACTTAAACCCTGCCTAGCTAGCTCTAGAGCGCCTTCGGCAACCTGATCAAAAGATGTTCCAGTTTGTTGGGCTACTTTAAATATACCATTTCCAAACTTTTCTAATTCTTTTGTCGACGCTCCTAGGATTGTATTAATTTTAGCGAAAGTTGCCTCTACTTTAATAGTGTTCGCGACTAAAGCCCCAAAGGCTTGTGAAAGTTTATTTATAACAGCGACAGATGCTCCAAAAGCCAAGACACGAGCATTAGAAGCTTCAAGTGATTTTTGAAATTCTGAGGCTTGTCCCGTTATCTTTCCAAGAGGCCTGGAAAGCTTTCCTATAGACGCCGCGCCTCCTCCAAAATCAACCCCCTTAGCCTTGGCCTGAATTCTTGCTAATGCCGCGTCTACTTTCCTTGAATCTACTGGTGTGAATGTTACTGGTACTTTTGCCGATGCCATATAGTAGTGTTACACTATTTTATTCATCTTTTTAAATCAAAGTCCGTGCAAATCTACCATATCCTTCATATTTAATACCCCACCCCTCTTTTTTATTTCATCTTCTAGCACTATAGCATTCTGGTCTTGTTTCTTTAATTCTTCTATGTCATTTCTGTCAGCTCCAAAATAAGTAGTTGCGTCAGCATCGCTACTGCTTTTGCTACTGCCATCTGTTTTCTGCGCATTATAGAAGTCTATCAATAAATCTGGATCCGAGGCTACATGATCTGGAATTTCTTTTTGAGAGTTTTTAAATATATTCAAAAAACTTCTGGCATAAGTTATCATTTTTAACTGAAATGCTGTCAAATTCTTTAAAGGCTCTCCAAACATATTGATGACATCTTCAGAATAAGGCAAATAAGGACCAAAAAAAGGTGACAAAACGGCCTTAGATATATTTTCGTCGGCCATTCTTTTAAAAAACTGTTCTTCTAAATTTGCTAACTCTTGGGCTGATTCAGTATCTTGATAATCTAATTCCTCAAAGGGGGATACTTTAAATTCTTTATCTAGAAACAAAAGGCTTTCAAAAAAATCTTTGTTAACTTTTCTCTGCGCGTACTTCTCTGCCGTAAGGCCAATTAACTTTTCTCTTTCAAAGGCTAGGGTATTTAATTTACCAACTTCCGTATCTATTAATTTTTTATGATTTCTTCTTTTTGAAGGCAGTTCAATTTTAGCTAAAGAATTTTTTAAATTTTCTATAAATTTCTTTTTGTCTTTTATCTCCTTTTCGGATTCGTCATCCCACATTCCATCCTGAATCAGCATTTTCAAGGAGCTCCTTTCGGTTAATAGTCCCCTTTCTTCTGCCTGTGCCTCATATAGCTTTTTTTTTGCTAGTATTTTTCTGGTATCTAGCTGGTGAAAATGTTTAATGTAAATCGGGCCCAAAGTAGAGCCTAATACACTGCAACCATCAAAAATCTCAACGACGATGTCGGCTAGATCATCGTTATGCACCCTGTTGTTGTTTTAAAAATTCTTCTATATCTTTCTCTTCGGCATTATTGTTATAAAACCAATAAGAAATAACAAGCATCATTGTAGACAAGGCTTCTCTTTCAAGATCATCACCTTCTTCATCTTTTTGATATAGATCGTTTAACTGATCTTCGTAAATAATCCCATCGAAAAAGCTTTTCTCTTCATCTTCTGCGATAATCTTGCAAAGTTGTACGGTGTACCATAAGAGCATTGATCTCTCAGCTCTGGAGTCTGCAGTGTGTTCATAAACACTCTGAACAGACATTTCGACGTCAATTAAATTTTTTCTAATTTGAACCAGCTCTAATTCCAGCTCTTCTATTTCGCTTTTATTTTTTTTCTTATCTGTTGAAGACAGCATTTGAATCTTGTTCGCAATTTCATTGCTTCGCTGGAGTTTTCTAAGAGTGTCTTTAGTTTCTTCTTCGGTTAAGCTTCCTCCAGTATCAGCGTATTTCTTCACAAGCATATCTTTAGTTACAATACCTTTCTTGATATTCTTACTAAGTTCGATAGCATACTGAGCCTCAGCTTCATCAACAATCCGACGACTTGGCTTTTTAATTACAAATTCAACTGGTGTTTTAACTTCTTTGTTCTGCAAGATAGTTTCTGTTTCACCAGTTTCTTTATTTTTACGATTTACTTCTACCTGTTTCTTTTCGCTCTTGTTTACCTTAAATTTGTAAATATACTTTGTTTTCATAATTTTAATTTTTAAATCTAAATTCTACTGTTAGATTTTCAACTTCATTATTATAATCCCTTAATACAGAATTTCCAGTATCTAAAATTCTTTTTCGGTAGGCTTGAAAATGATCTTCATCAAAATAATCCGACATCTCGATAATGCCGTGGTATTCTTGAGGTAAATTATCATATAACTTGCCAAAGTTTATCTCGTGATGAGACTGCAAGTCCTCTAGAGTGTTCAAAAAAGATTTGAACAGAAAACGGATATAGTAATCCGACCTATCATTTAAAAAATCCTGAGCTTTCATTCCTTGTCCCTCGAACTCTTTACACAAAAAAGTGTAAAAGTAGATATGGCAACTTCTTTAATCTCAGACTCGCAAAAGACCGCTATCAAATCAATCATTGACGACATACATGAAACATTTGCTAGAAATATCACTGTATACAAAGACGGTGTAAAAATTTTAATAGCAGCGAGCCAAGAATACAACGGAATATATGGCAGAACTGACTCTGGAGAATCTAGCACATCAATAAGCTCAGAAGCTCACACTGTTAAGGCTAGAATAAAATATATAGATGCTAAAGAGGTAGCTTTAGCTGGTGAAAAAATAAACAGTCAGCTAGACATAGAAGTGATAGATGGTTCGGTTAGAATTACCGTAGACGCCTCTGGGTTTAATATTTTAAAAGAAGCAAAAAGGTGCGAGTTTGAGGGTGGAAAGTACAAAATAGTTACAAAAGGCAACCCTACTGGCATATTTGGGCCTCAGTATTACCATTTTTATTTGGAGCCGATCGAAGAGCTTCAAAATGCACCGACATCATAATGCCTCTCGATCTAAAAATCATATCCAGCCTAGAGAAGCAGGCCCCCAAAATACTTAGAAACGAAATACAAAAAAGGGGGAGAGCGGCTTTTCAGAGGATTAAAAATCAAATGATTGCTGATTTTTTAAATCACCC